GAACGGGGATTTCACACTATCCGTTTTATTCGATGTGCCAATATAAACATTATTAACCCCAAATTTAGATACTAATTTTTGATATGCGGCATAATGTCCTTTGTGAAATGGTTGAAAACGACCTGAGTATATGACTACGGTTTTAGTCATTTTTTCTATATTTATTTCGTTTAGTATAATCATACCTATAAATATACTAAAATTGTATAAAGTATTAGAATGATATCATAACTTTAACGATATCATAACTTTTGTGTTTTAATAAGTATTTATTTTTTAATTATTCAAAAATAGCAGAAGCACAACTTCTACAAATTGTATCGTATGATTCTTGTACTTTCAGTTGATGTTCTTCATTTCCCCAAAAATCTTTTAGTTCTTGAGTTTTAAAATCTCCAAACTGAACTTCCATATCATAATCATTACAACATAGAAATGCCTTACCTGCTGCGTTAACGTGAATCCAACCAACCGGTCTTCCACCAACCTCTCTACCATTACCACACCCAATTACTTTTTTAGTCTCATCACCTCTTTGTAGATTTCTTTTTATTGCTTGTTTGTTAGTCATTATATGGTCTAATAACCCAGCTCTATCAATTAAAGATGGTACATCAAATATTTGTAAATCGGGAAACAATTCTTTTGCTTTATTAAACTGCTGAGCGAGTTCACCATTAATAGGGTCTAAATCCATATCAACAGGAAATTCGGCCCCTTTATCTAACCAACCACCTCTATCACTGAATGAATTATGATTAGACCCATTTACCTGAATTGAAAATGATTTATTTTGAACCATATGCGGTAATTGCTCCATCACATAAGTAATATTAGATATTAACTTATCAAATTGCTTTATGTTTATACCACTTCTCAAACTCCAAATTTCAGGTTCAAATGCCGGAATATTTAAACATATACCGTTAACCACTCCGGAATATTTTTTTATTAAATCAACTTTTTGAGGAGTCAACGGAACTCCATTCGATAACACCATAAAGCATAATCTATATTTTTGGCAGATTTGTAATAATTCTTCGAAGTGCGGATATAGAAGAATTTCGTTGTAATGTGCTGTATAAAATCCTCCAAAATGTTTATGCACTAACCCATCTTCTTTGTCTCTTTCATCGATAAGATTTTTAATTATTTTTTCTAATAGTTCAACACTCATCACTTCCTTACCTTCCGTTGGATTTCCTTTGTATTTTACTGGGCAGAACCAACATTTTGCATTACACACACCAAACGGGTCTAATTGCATTTGATGTATTTTATATGTGTTAAATTGTTCCTTTATTGTCATAATCTATAACTTTTACTCATATTAATATCGATTTTTTTGATGTGCTGTGTATCCAATTCCAATAATGCCAACTAGCAGTATTTTCTTTGATATCCAAATTTTCATTATAGGGTAATTTATTTATATATTCTGCTTTATAAAATAACCCACTCATAGAATTTACTACACCGGCATTGTGCATAATATTCATTTTATGGTAATCATCTTGCGTAGAAGTTCCCCAACTAAAATCAAAATTTGGATGACAAACTGTATTATATCCCAATCGCCATGCTCCCCAAAGAACTGCCCACATATCCGCGCACCAAATTTGAAGTTCGTGATACGTTGGCGTTGTTTGTTTAATTTGATTATTTAATTCGGTAATATTCCTATAAAGTAATTCAGAATCAGTTTCTACTCTATCCCAAAATTCATAATTTATATTTTTCATTAAATATTGAGCACCAATAGCATTCATCTCATTATCAATTATTAAGGATTCTGGTAAGTCCATAAGTTCACACATTCTATCAATTATCTGCTGTCCTTTACCTTTTATGTATGAGTGTGCAATATACCAACGAGTATCCGAGCCATACCAATTGGTATCATTTATCATTTCGGATGTAATCCATTGATGCGTTGGTTTAGTAAATATAATATCACAATCGTGATAAAATATGGCTTCATCTTTTAGTTCTGGAAAGCGTGTCCAATGTTGTTTTAAAATGTTTGGACGTATTGATGAAATGTAGTGTTTGGTTTTACGTGTATCATCGTAGAATACAAATCTACATGGATATGCGTTTGCTAATTTAATCCAATCATCGGGAATAAATCCGTCTTGCTTCCAACATACAATATCTATATGATTTGGGCTTATACCCATTTCCATAAAATTATTTATCATTACTTCGACCTGCCAACTATAATACGTTGTTGCGGGTTGTGCGCATATATATCTTAATGTTTTCATAACCTATTTGATGTATTATCTATATTATATATATTATATTTTAAATTATTGAATTGGTCCTCCAGAAATTGTTGTTGTCGTTGTCGTTGGTGCCGCAGTTGTTGTGGTGGTAGTTGTAGTTGTTGTTGTACAATTTACTACTACTCCAGTATTTTGTACCGAAACAGTTCCATTAGAATCCATTACTGCAACATACCAAGTTCCATTTGATATATTACTCCAAGAATATGGATTAGATGAAACTGAATTATATGGTCCATTTACAACTGCATTACTCGCATTCGCCTGCGAAGTTGCTATTACAATCCGACTATATGTTCCACTACCTCCTGAAATAGTTGATGTAAACGAACCAACATTGCCAAAGCAAGTTACTCCACTATTTGCTATACTCAACGGAGGTAAAGTTGTAGTTGTAGTTGTTGTAGTACAATTAAATGTTACCTGTCCAATGTAGATTTCATTTGAATACGTTGTATCGGTTATATATACATTGTATGTACCAAATGAATCTAATCCGGTAAATACACTAAATCCGGATGTGGTATCTGTATTATCGGATGTTCTTCTAATTCTATAACTATAATTACCACTACCACCGGTTGCTGTAATAAAAATAGTTCCTACACCATTACTATCACAACTATTTGTAAATGAACCACCCAATACCGGTAAGCAATTAATGACAATCGGATTCGAACTATATGTATAAATGATATCATCAGTTACACTTTTTACTTTTATATCATAGTTGCCATCATTTAAATTATTAAATGTTTGAGTAGTATTTGTTGTAGTTGATGTAAAATTTACACCATTGTCAATACTATACTGATATTGACCACTTCCACCCGATACTGTAATTACAATTCTACCACTTCCTTCATACATAATACAGCTTCCAACAACGCTTACAAATGTTATAGGTGGCAATGTGGTAGTTGTTGTCGTGGTAGTTGATGTGGTCGTTGTTGTTGCACCGGCATATGAATAAAACTCACTGAGGCTATCAGGAGTATCAAATTTTGCATCACCAGTAGCCGCTTTTGCTGCAGCACTATATACTCGTAGTGAGTTCGATGAAGAGCCCAAGAAAGCTTTTATTTCTGACATTTTAATTGGACCTGATGATTGTAGTGGCATTATTTATTTTTTAATTCGTCAACTTGTTTTTTTAATTCTTTTATAGCTTCAACTAATAGTGGAACTATTTTTTCATACTGTATTGTCAAATAGTTTTCACCACTTTTAGATTCACCGGTCAATACATCTATATCAAATGGTGCGGGTTTTACTATATGAGGTAATACTGATTGAACTTCTTGTGCCAAAAATCCAACTTCTTCAATATCATCGGATTTATGTATCAAATCTTTAGCGGCATCATTCCAATTAAAATATACACCATTGATTTTTGACAGCTTTTCCAATGGATTATCAATAACACGTATATTATCTTTTAATCGTTTATCCGATGTATTAGCCGTTACATCTCCGGTAAATGTAGCAGAACCTGCGACCGACATAACACCAGCTGAGCTAACACGAATTCTTTCAGTAGTTCCTGCTCCAATGATTATAGTCCCACTAAGTCCAGCCGTTCCAACAATTCTACCAATAATAGTATTATCATTACCACCGGTTAGACTCGCTCCAGCGCTAGCTCCAATACATATATTGTTACTTCCAACATTTGATAACCCACTTTCCGTTCCGAAAAATGCATTGTTACTTCCAGTTACATTGAAATATCCAGAGTTTAGTCCAAAGAATGAATTACGTTGTCCAGTGGTATTCGTAATACCTGCTGTAAACCCAAAGAATGAATTTTGATTTCCAGTAGTATTATTGAATCCTGCACTCTGGCCGACTACTGTATTGCCAGATATATTTCCACCACCCCTTCCAATTGTTGTCTGATTTACCGTTATATCGCCCGTAAAACTACCTGAACCCGCGACTGACATAAACCCAACATTACTAATAGTTACCCTCGCAACGCCATTCGTAACTAATGCCAAAGTATCTGCACTTGGACTATATAATCCTGTGTTCAAGTCTCCAACAAAAGAATATGCAGGATTTGCTAAAGTCCCTAAGTCTGCTGAAACTTGTCCTCGTACATCTAGTATGGTGGCTGGTGTTGTTGTGTTTATGCCTACAAATCCGCTTGCCAAAATTGTCATTCTTGCATTTGACAATAATTGAGCATGAGTTAAAGACCTATCGACATTTTCTACGTTTGGAACAGAAATAAAATTTAAAGTTCCACTATTTCCAAACAGTATTCCTGCTGCATCATTTGCTCCAATGGCTCTAATCTTCCAAATTTTAGTTGCACCGCCTTCGTCAATATATTCAGCGTTGTTAAATATACCCCCTCTTGCAAAGTTTGTATTTGATTCTACCGTATTTGAAAAATAAGTATTTTGAAACCTTACAGAAAATCCAACTACGTTGTTAACGTGTAATTTCGATGTACTACTTGGAGTTGCAGTTTCAATACCTACATTGCCAACATTATTAACATGAATCCGATTTACACCATTCGTAACTAATGCCAACGCATCTGCGCTTGGGCTATATAAGCCGGTGTTTAAGTCTCCAACAAACGAATATGCAGGATTTGTTAAAGAACCTAAGTTTGCTGAAACTTGTCCTCGTACGTCTAACGCTGTTAAAGGAATAGTTGAGTCTACTCCTATTCCTACATTTCCTCTAAAGTGGTTTTGGGCTGTACCATCATTAAATGTGTTCCAACGTCCAGTTCCAGCAGGTATACTGCCTCTAAAGCCATAATTATTAGTTGCTCCTATTAATGAAGCATCTGATAAAAATCCAGCTTGGGTAGTTACATTTCCAGTAAAAGTGCCTTGTGCTGTGTTATAATGAGTTAAAAGTGGCAATGCTGACGTATTAGCGGCAACCGAAGCAAGAGTTTGAAAATACCTTGCTTGTGAAGTTACATCAGATTGTACTTGCCCATCACTTCTTATTCCATAACTAATTACGGCACCTGTTATATTTTTGTTTACATATAAATTGTATCCAGCCAAAGCCGTAGTTCCAATCCCTAAACTACCTGCCATGTAATTATTAGCAGTGCCGTCCATGTATAAATTCCACCTACTTGTTCCAGACGAAATCGTACCTTGAAATCCATACACATTTGTAAATCCAGCAGAAGTAGCTGCGGCTCTATAATTTATAAAATTTGTACCTGTTCCGGAAATAGTACCTGCATTGGATTCATATACTACTAAAGTAGATAATGACGCACTGGCCTGATTTACTATTGCTCTAAAAAGAAAAGCACTACCCGTTACATCGCTTTGTATTTGACCACTACTCCTAATACCCGATACATCGGCACCGCCAGTAATGTTTTTACTTACCATTAAAGAGTTGACACCAGCAGCCGAACCAATAAGTACATCTCCTACGTTAGATACATTAAGCCTATTAACACCATTTGTAACTAATGCTAAAGTATCTGCGCTTGGACTATATAATCCTGTATTGAGGTCTCCAACAAACGAATATGCGGGATTTGCTAAAGTCCCTATGTTTGCCGAAACTTGTCCTCGTACGTCTAACTTAGTTGTGGGGTTAAAAATGCCAATACCCACGTTTCCGTTCCTATCTATTCCCAAAGAGTTAATCAACGCACTGCCCGAGTCTCTTGACCTGAATACAAATCCTTGACTTGCTTGTGTGGCTTCAAACAGTAAATCTCCTGTACTATTAGCTGTTTGTGCCGAAACCCCAATCAACGCACTTGCTACACCTGAGCGTTGTACTTGTATTTGGTATGGAGTTGCGGTAAACACATGAAGAGATTGCGAAGGAGTTGTTATACCAATCCCTACGTTGCCGTTATGTAATACTCTCAATCTTTCGGTATTGTTAGTATGTAATGTTATTGACGCAAAATTGGTTGTGTTTACTAAACTTGTATCCCCTGTACCTGAATTGTAGAGCTCCAAATATCCACTTCCCGCTTCTGCTACATTGCCAAAATCTAATCCTGCGCCGATACGCCTTGATGGCTGCATTTCTATTCTTTCGCCTAAACGAGTGTTTCCGTTAACGTGTAATAATTGAGTTGGCGTTGCCGTTCCTATGCCCACATTCCCACTACTACTGATTGTCATCCTTCGTATCAAATTGGTATCAAATCCAATACTGGCGGTAGTAAGTGTTCTTTGGACAAATTCATTAGCGGTGTTATCATAATAAGTAGCCGCTCTTAAAGAACCGCTATTATAATAATCTATTTCTGTATATCGCTCGCCCGAATTGTCTAAACGTAATTGATTAGCATTTCCTGCTTGGATGTGAAGTTTTGTAGCTGGGATTGTTGTACCCATACCAATATTACCACTACCATCTATATACATATCAGTCCTTGAATCTGTATAGTTATGGAAGTGAATACCTGTACCTACTGATTGAAGAAACCCCCACGCATCATATCCAGTACGTTGAACGGAAAATAAATTACTACCGCTATTTTGTATTTGTAAAGCCCTTGTAGGTGTTTCCGTCCCAATCCCCACGTTTCCGTTGTTTAGTATTCGTACCTTTTCAGAAAACACGTCGTCTAATTCTGTATAGAAAGACAAGTGTGAATTATTAGCACTAGGTCTTGTTGCCGCAATCGAAGCCCAGGCAGTACCTGTGCCACCTAATTGAAACGCAATTGATGCACCAATATTAGCAGATATATCCAAGTTACTTATTAACGTGCCTGCAAGTGTACTCCCTGTTATTGAAGATGCACTAACAGCTACTGCACTTTCTTTTCTTAAATGAATTGATTGAATAGGACTTGTCGTACCAACCCCCACATTAGTACCATTATCGAAAATCTGACTATTAGTAAAAGCTGTTCCGTTCCATTTTGGTACATAGTTGGTCGTTAGGCTATCATTACCTAATAGTGTGTTTACATTTGCCGCTGTGGCAAGTATCAATTTTCCCGTTGCGTCTGCATAGGCTAGTCCCGTATTAAAACCTGTTTGTAGGATTGAGCCCGATATGTGGAGCCTCTCTGTTGGGGCTACCGTTCCAATTCCAACGTTGCCAAATTGGTTTATCTGCATGAAGTTATTTGACCTTCCTCTTATGAAATTAAGAGTTCCGTTCAAACCATTTGTAATATCCCAATAATTAGAATTAGTGTTAAAGATAGAAATACCTACATCGTTCCCTCCATGAATTTCCAATTTTTGAGTTGGAGCCATCACTCCTATTCCAACATTACCGACATTATCAACATGAATCCGATTTGCGCCATTCGTAACTAATGCCAAAGCATCCGCACTTGGACTATATAATCCCGTATTCAAATCTCCAACAAAAGAATATGCGGGATTTGTTAAAGTCCCTAAGTCTGCTGAAACTTGTCCTCGTACATCTAACTTAGTTACAGGAACTGTTACCCCTATTCCCACACTACCATTAAAATAGTTTTGAGCAGTTCCACTCATATATACATTCCATCGATTCGCCGCAGCTGGTATAGCTCCGTTAAATCCAATATTTGTAGTTCCTCCAATCAATGTGGCATCTGCTAAAAATCCAGTTTGAGTGGTTACATCACTACCTGCCCCTATTGTACCTTGTGCAGCATGATAATGAAGTAAACTTGGCAATGTAAATGATGTAGCTTGAGTCGATGCTTGTGTTCTATAATACCAAGCTGCACCTGTAACATCATTTTGAATTTGTCCATCTGAATAGTTTCCGTATGAAAATCCACTTCCTCCCCCAGTTATTGTTTTACTATTTCTAAAATTTAAACCGGTCAGACCTAAAGTTCCTATCCCCAAACTACCTGCCATGTAATTATTAGCAGTCCCATCCATGTATAAGTTCCATCTTCCAGTCCCAGCAGGTATCAATCCTCTAAAGCCAAAGTTATTAGTCGCTCCGGTTAATGATGCGTTTGCAAAAAAACCAGTTTGACCTCCTATTGTACTACCTGTACCAAACGCTATTGACGTTGCGGCATAGTGAAAATAATTACCTAAATTAAAAGATGCTGCTGCGGTGTTTAAAAGATTCCTAAATCCGAAAGATTCGACAGTGACATCTGATTGTATTTGTCCAGTTTGAAATACTCCGTATGCGGTACTTGCTCCTGTAATTGGCTTACTTATCCCTAAAGACCTTTCGGTTAAAGTTGTTGTACCAATGCCCAAACTACCTGCCATGTGATTTGGTGCAGTACCATCCATGAACAAATTCCAGTGATTTGCGCCAGATACCGCTGGTATTAAACTTCTTAGCCCATAATTGTTAGTTGCCCCAGTTAAATTGGATTGAATATAAACCCCTGTTTGCGTAGTTACAGTTCCAGTATATGTTGTAGCTGGAGATACTATAAAGTGATACAAGTTTGGTAAAGTATGACCAGCTACAACGTTAGGGCTTGATTGGAATATTCTTGTATCTTGCGTTACGCCTGATTGAACAATTCCGGTGACAGCTATTGCAGATGGAGCGATAGAACCTTCAATATTTTTACTTATTAAGAGGTTAGCACCTGCGGTAAAGTCATTTCCTATGCCTACATTACCAGTAACGGAAGTAGCTTGAATAGTAACACCATCTCTTTGTATTCTGTGTGCATATCCTCCGGTTTGTCCAGTAATATTAAGTCTAAGCCCACTTGACACGTTGGTTGCTGTAATTGTTTGAATTGGTGCCTCTCCGGATATATGCAATTGACTTGCTGGATTTATTGTTCCAATACCCAAACTACCTGCCATGTAATTTGGTGCTGTACCATCCATATATAAGTTCCAACGGTTAGATGCATTTGGAATTAGTCCTCTAAATCCATAACTGTTGGTCGCCGAAACCATATTGCTATTTACATAAAATCCATGTAAATTTGTTATACTACCGGATACCGTTCCTTGATTTGCTATAAATGTGTAAACATTGGGAGTTGTAACACCTGCGACTTGTGATACGTTAGCTTGGATTAATGATGCGGATGTTGTTATATCTGAGCCTATTGTTCCGTCTTGTAGAATACCAAATCCACTAGCTGAGCCGGTAATTGGTTTGCTACTACGGAAATTGATGCCCGTTAGAGATGTTGTACCTATACCCAAACTACCATCGGACGTTAATCTTGCCCTTTCAACGCCGTTAAAAAGAAAAGCATAAGCAGAAGTTCCTGTAACATGTCCTACGCCATCGTTTGATACATTCACAAACGCTCTGGCCGAAGCTGACGTAATGCCATGAGCTACTGCCGCTGAATCAGTTTGGTCAATTAATAATTGAACATATCCAGCAGAACTAATTGTAACACTATTACTAAAAAAACCTGTTCCGTTAACTTCAAGCTTCGCAGTCGGAGTTGGTGTTCCTATGCCGACATTGCCGTTGTTTAAAACGGTTATATGCGTACCTGCCCCATTTATAAACTTAAACCCATAAGCTGTACTTGTAGAGCCTATATTTACAAACCTATTTGAAAAATCACCATCTCCGGTTATGCTAATGTACCCTGCCCGGTTTTCATCAGAATTGTTATATAAAACCAATCCTTGGCCACTTGAATGCTCTATTCCGATATTACCACCATTTACATGAACCCGTCCAAGCGTCGGACTTGTCGTACCAATCCCAACATTACCACCGCTACTAATAAACATTTGAGTACTAAATGTACCACTTCCTAAACTTGATTCAGTTGCAAATCTTAATCCTAAATTATTTGACCTAACAAAATCGAAAAAAGTTCCTCCGTTTATTGGAGCAAGCATATACCCCCACAAAGTACCATCCGCACTCCTACCTCCTATTGAAGGTCTTCCATAAGTGTTACCTGATATGTTCGAAACATCTAAACTTAATAAAGGATTGGTTTGCCCAATACCTACTCGTGAACCATTATCGAAAATCTGCGAATCAACTATATGTTCTTTACCTGTTCCCTTTGGTAATATATTATTTGTAAGATATATTTCGTTTCCTAAATTATCATACGTTTCCGGTCCTAATACAAAGTGAGATGATGTTACATTAGTCCCATTTCCTCTATGAACAAATATAAATTCATCTTGCATAGAGTCGTATAAGAATGAGCCAGAACCACCGGCTGAACCACTATCAATTACAGCCAATCCACCAAATCTAACCGCCGGTTGATTTACCGCAACTGTTATAATATTAGTTCCAATGTTTAATGTAGAAGAACTAATATTTTGAATTGATGAAGAACCTTGTACTATTAAGTTTTGTGTTATGAATAGTGAACCTGTGATTGTTTGATTGCCAGTAAATATATTTGAACCCGTAGTTGCGTATGAGCCAGTCTTTGAATTTAAGCTTCCGATTGAACTACTAAAACTTGCGGTTGCCAAGTTTAAACTCGCAGTTGCGGTATTCAAGCTTCCGATTGAACTACTAAAACTTGCGGTTGCCAAGTTTAAACTTGCGGTTGCCGAGTTTAACCTTCCGATTGAACTACTAAAACTTGCGGTTGTGGTATTCAAGCTTCCGATTGAACTACTAAAACTTGCGGTTGCGGTATTCAAACTTCCAATTGAACTACTAAAACTTGCGGTAACTGATGATAATACCAAATTTTTACTATCTTGCGATTGAGTGTATTGGTTCAAACTCGCAGTTGCTCGGTATAAACTTGCGGTTGCCGAATTCAAACTCGCAGTTGATAGGTATAAACTTGCGGTAACTGATGATAATACCAAATTTTTACTATCTTGCGATTGAGTGTATTGGTTCAAACTCGCAGTTACCGATGATAGCGTTAGATTTTTACTATCTTGCGATTGAGTGTATTGGTTCAAACTCGCAGTTGCAATGTTCAACCATCCGATTGAACTACTAAAACTTGCGGTTGCGGCATTTAAACTCGCAGTTGCTCGGTATAGGCTTGCAGTGGCACTATTCAAATTTGCAATTTTAAATGCCGATGATACGTTGTATTCTATGAGTTCACCTACTTCTTGCAATTCTATTGTCAATGAGGTGGATGCTCTTATTATAATTAATTGATTTCGCGTTGTACCCTCACTATCCGTATATGTTACATTTACCGATACACGTGCATCACTTACCGCAATCCTAGTATCCGACATTTTTATGATATTACCTTCGATTAGTGGGGTATCGGTGAGTCCTACTGAACTTGTAACTGCGGCTGACACAAATCTATCTACCTCGCCCTCTAGCGCACTTATTACTACATCTTGCAATACAGCCGTTTCAAGTTGAGTTATTACCGGCGATTGTGTTGTAGTTGTCGTTTGTGTTCCACAACCAAATGGAGTTATTATGTCAATTTTAGTCGTATAATCTTCATGAGATGATGGGGTTAAATACCAGTTTCCGACCCCAATTAGTTCACCATTTAGTGCATTTATAACATAATACCCAGCTCCAACATCTTGATAAGACCAAACATTATACGATTGTCCTCCCGTTAATTGGCAATTTTCCTCCTGAAAAGTTTGCGCTAAATACCTATATTGTATTCCCGTATAACCAGTCCCATTTGTGCCTAATACAACTTGGGTTTGCGGAGATGCGGATACATCGACTGTCGGAGCGGCTTTTTGAACTTTTGATAATGATATACTCCCATAAACAAATCTTGTTACATTTTCCGAATCAACTACCGTACCTGTTACGGATATATCTACTGAATTAGTTCCATTAGCCATACTCGGTAGTATCAATGATGTCGCATTGGCATTACCGACACTATACGAATTAGTTGCCGTAATTGATGTTGGTGTAAATGTTTTTTGTGTAGTTACTCCATTATATGATTCATTCACCGTAAAGGTTGCATTTACAAATGCATCGATTTGCTCACCTGTCGATTTCGCAGTAACCGATTGGTTATTATTACCAATTACAAATTCTAATACCGGTGCTGCTTTCTTATTTTTTGTGTAAGTTGCCGTTTTAATAATAGAAGTCGTGTCACCTGCTCCATCTTTATAACTAATTGTTATATCTAATGAACCAGAATCATCTGATAAATTTGTTATACCATATCCATTTGTAGATGGATTTGATACGTTTGGCGTACACCCTATCCCACTTAAATTTGTTATAGCAAATGTGTTGTTTGCTCTATTGCCATCGTTATCATCATCGAATACAATTGTTTCGTTTCCAACTTTTACATTTACTGAACCCGATGTGAATATAAATGAACCGCTTGCTACAAACCCAGTTGAAAGTGCTGGTAATGATGCGTTATCATTTGTAAGTGTTGCAGATAATCCATCTAATATTTTTACAGGAGTTATTTTTATTGTATCTGAAAATTCATTTCCAAATTGGTCTGAACCTGAAATGAAATATCTAGTTTCTCCCGTTCCATATGGATATGTAGTTCCTGCTAATGTGTATGTATCTACTCCATTTGTTGCGTTTGTAGACACAAATGTTAATGGAGGTTTTCCACTTCCCGAATTTACAGTTAATGGAGTTGTTGCTGATGCTAAGTTTTTACGTTTAGCTTCGATTGTTATAATTTGACCCGCAGGATTAAGGGATAAATCGGTTGCTTTGTAAATGAATTGATTGGCATTTGATGTTACGAATAGTCCAGGCGCATTATCACCATCTTCAAATCTATAAATCGTTTCATATTCCTCAAATCCTTCACATGAAGCAGTAAATGTAATTGTACCGACCAATACCGTATTAATACTTCCTGTGAAATTTGCAACACTCAAAAGTGCTTCATTATCATTTTGAATTTGAAACGCTCCTGGATATGCTCCCGCATATGAACTAGGTTCAATATAATTACCATTCGTGTCAAACGATGCACTTGAATATACCACCGACCCTGTAAAGTTTGTACGTGTGGTTTTAAATTTTACAAATTGACTGGGTGGGTTTGCGTACGAACCCGTACTAAACCTAAATGCTGTCCTATCCGATTCAAATGTTAATAATTTGGTAATAGCTGTGGAGCCTCCTACAAAGCTAGCACTTCCAGTTACTAATACGGGAACGTAATTGCTATTCACATCATAGAATTCAAATTTAAAATTAAAATCCTGATTACTAACAACGTTGGGCATAGACGTTATGAATGATATGGCATCGGGTGAAAATGCCGTATCTTCTGATAATTTTAAGCTAATATTTCCTAAATGCCATTCGCCATTTGATTGTGAAAAATATAATGATGCACTTGCAAAATCAGAATCTAATTTAAATGGTATGGTTGTATCTAATAAATTTTTAGTAGGAGATATACCATTTAATGAACCTACCAATACATCGCCTCCATCCGAACCACTAAGATATATTCCTATATTACTATCGGTTGAAGATGAATAGAACGCATCTAAGTTTATTTCGTATGTATTTGTGGATTTTAATTGTAGAGATGATGAATATCTTAGATTTCCACTACCATTTAATTTTAATCCACTCTCTACTTTATCCGTTGTTAAGGTTGCTTGTAATGAACCCGTATTCCAATATTGCTTTAATGTTTCCGATGTAAAAGTACCCGTATTTCCAATTACGCTGCTAGATAAATCGTATGTGATTAATAACTCTTTTGATTCAACCAAAATATCCTGAATCATATCGTAATCGGAAATATCTCCAGTCGATGTTCTAAATACCTTAACCCGCTTTACATCACCTGCGAATGTTTCTAAATTTGAAATTCTTATATCCGCAAATGATTGGTTGATTCCGGTATTAATTTTTAACCCAGCCTCGGAATCAATTTGATATATTGGCGATAATATTTCATTAATTGTAACCGTAGGTCTTTTATAAAAACGAATTTTGGTAGTATTTGGTAATGTTGGATTTACATTAACCGTTTTTTGCCATTTTACATTATACGTTCCTTGCCAGTCAAGCGGTATAGTTGATAGTAATCCGTCTGAATCATAATATGAACTCAATTCACCTAATATAGTAATTGTGCATGGCCCATATGCCGTAGTATCGGGATAAATGTAAACTGCTACAACTTTTGAAACTCCCTCATAGTATTCACTTATAAATTGTTCACCATTTATTTCGGAATACATCCTACCTTCTCCTGGCTCATAATATATGATATTCCCAGCCGCATCTTTTATTTCAACTTTTACTACGGTATCCGCTACTAATTCACTTGAACCCGCTATAAGGAATGCATTTTTACCGCCAGTAAATGTATCAGGTAATTCAGTTATCTTGAAATATTTACTATTTATATCCGTATCATTGATAAATGTAGTATATTTATCTAAATTTTCGGGAAACAAAGTTTTTTTAATTAGAGCCATTTGTGGAATATCTTTTCAATAAATATTCATAAAAAATATTATCTCATAGTTATATATAGAAAACTAATAAAAACTAAAGAAATCTAAAGTTATGAAATATTCAATGGTGCAGATAAAAAAAGAAACCCACGAACTTCTCAAAGGATATTGCGAAGAACATGGGTTTAAAATGGGAAGTTTGATTGAAAATTTAATCAAAAAACATATAGGTTCTACTAATCCTAAAGTGGCGGTTCTACGAGCTGATAAAATTAGTAATCAATCTTACTAAATCCATTCATTTTTTTAATTTCTATTAAACCATCTACCACATCACGCATCTGTTCTAAATGTGAAATCATCCAAATAAAATCAAATTGAGTTTTTAAATATTGCATCATCATAAATAACGATGATAAATTATTTGCATCCATAGTTCCAAATCCCTCATCTATTACTAAAAAGTTTGGTCTTGGTAAATTGCATATATTTATTAAAGCCACTCTAATTGCCAATCCACTTACGAATTTTTCCATACCACTACACATTTCCAATGGCCATTCTTGGTCTTCATAGACAATTTTAGCATTAATCGATTTACCATCTATATCCATTACTATACTGAAATCTACGACTTGTGCAAGTATATTATTAATTTCATTTTCAATAACTGGCATTGCTTTTGAAATCAATTCATATGGAACTCCATCACGCTTAACAGCATCCAAGTAATAGGTGTATAATCGATTCTTTTCCTCTAGGGCTTTAACTTCATCCATCTTATACTTTATACCCTCTACAAACGATTCTAATGAAGAAATAGAACCATTAAGCACAGCAATATTTTTGTTAATTGATTTGATTTCGGATTCAATTTCACCTTTGGTTTTATTTAACCCATTAATTACCGTTTCAATTTGTTTATTACGTTTAATGGTATCTTCATTATCGTGATACTTTTGGATATCAGCTTTAACTTTCTCCAACTGAGTATCGTATAATTGTTGTTGAGTTGTGAATCCATTTAATTCTAAAATAGTTTTTTCTTTGAAAACAATTACTTTCTGATATTTGGCGTTTAACTCTATCAACGTTTCCCATTGTTCTTCTACATCGGAAATGTAAGATGCCTGCTGAATTAAGGATTGGTGTTTGTTACCCAATTCGATTAATCTATCTTCTTGCTCTTCTACTTTCGATTTCGTTTCCAATGCATCTTTAACGAATATATTGTTCATACAAAACTTGCAATTCGGGTCATATTCATGTTCCTCCAAATGTGAAAGTTTTTCTTTGTTTGTTTTAATCGATTGTTCTAATAATTCAATTTGATGTTCCGTAATATTAATCTCACTCTTATATCCATCCCATTCTCGTTTGGCATCTTCAATTGGTTTACCATTGATTATTTTATTATTTTGAATAGATTGTGAGAATTGAGATATAGCTTCGGTATATTCATCTAATTTTCCTTTTTTATTTTTCTCTTCGGAAAGTACATGTAATATATTTCTACCAATATCGTTCTTTTTCTTTTCCAAAGTTTCTAAATCCAAATTACCATCTACCGGCACTAACTCTTTTGTTAATCCCAATATTTTATCAGATAAATCGGTTACATCTATTGTTCTACTTTCTAAGGCTTTTTCCAAACCTCTTAATTCGGATTTTTTAGTTTGCTTTTCTAATCCTTTTTCAGCCAATTCGGATGTAAAATCGGTTTTCTTAAAATTCTTAATCAATACCGATACTTCCTTATTATCCTCAATAGCGGTTTCATACAATTTATCAAATATATTTAACCCCATAAATTGAGCTAATAAATCTTTACGTTCTGATTGGGATTTATCGATGAATATAGAATTATTACCTTGCAACGATAATGCCGTTAATACAAAATCTTCATACTTACCAACATATTGCTCAATTACCACATTAGTATCTCTACGTTCCGTACCATTTAAAGAAGTTGTAATTCCACTCTCTTCTTTCCAAAATTGCACATCTACCTTTACATTCTTCCCCTTATTAATGGTTTTTGCCGTTCTCTTAATATGGAAATCGATTCCATCTACTTGGAAGTGTAATTGGCACTCAAAATCACTCTTACGATTGTTTAATATATTTTGTGCTTTAAATGCTCTACTACACTTATCAAATAAACAAAATGAAATTGCATCAAATAATGATGATTTACCCGCTGCGTTTGGGGCAAATAATCCCATCAATCCACTTACTTTAGAAAAATCAATTTTATTATCTTCTCCATACGAAAACATATTACTAAATGTAAACTTAATTGGTTTCCAATGAATGTTTCTATGGATTTCTTCCTGCACAATTCTACTATTAATATCTCTATTAATAATATCTAACCCATCCAAATCGGATTTGGTTGTAAACGGCATCATACGTTGTACATAATCGCTTATTAATGTATTCTGATAATTCACATCAGCTACATCTTCAAAGTCCAATTTAGACAAACGATTTCCTGTCTTTTGCTTATTAAATGAATCGGTTCTGATAATTGTAAAATCTTCAACACCATATCTCATTTTAATTTCAGTAATTACTTTCTTTGTATCGGACGTATCAGTATTGGATAAACGAACTCTTAAACGAGGTTTCTTAGGCATATCCGTTACAATTGGAACTACGCCATTATCAACATCCAATGTATAGTATCCATATTCATTGATAATATCAACTTCTTCATATTCAAGTGAATCTAAATCCCAAACAAGAAATCCATGTTTATCTACTGTTTCGCCAAAATTCTGCTGCAGGAGCGAGCCTGCATATACTACCTTGCACCCGCTCTCCGATATCATAATCTGTCGTTTATGTATATCACCGAGTAACGCAAGGTCATATCCATCAAACATATCTGTTGTGAAATGTCTGGAAGATACCACATATCCAATATCGGTAGTGGAGTTATCAACCGGCCCGTGAAATAGTGCAATTTTTTTATTTGCAGATAAAGTATTTGCTTTTGGCCAATTATCTTTATTATCAAAAATACTAAATACTCCAAAATCGACATCATCGATGGTATGTACTTGTGTATCTCTTAGATAGTGAAAATTTGGCAAATTCAATGCATCGACAATTGGTGTTAACACATCCAATCTATCTGAATTATTCATATTGCAATCGTGATTACCTGCTATAAGAATTGTTCTACAATGCTTCGAGCATTCTGTAAATAACCAACCAATTTCCCTAATCAATTCAGGTGATAATTCCAATTTAGCGTGTGCAATATCACCTGCTAAATATATAATAGAATTATCTGTTCCTCTTTTTCGAATTTCTTCAAACATTTTTTCAAATACTTGTCTATATTCGATATGCCGTTGCACATTACGGATATGTATATCTGCAATATGAAATATGGTCTTTAACTTACCCATACGTTATGATTTATATTAGTTTATAAACTATTTATTTTATTCAATAATAATTCTTCGCTTGAAAATACTTTACTTGCCTTTAATTCTTCGTGAAATTTTACATATCCCATGTCAGCTGCATCCTTATCTCTTAAATACATCATTTTAACACTGATTCCTTGCTTTCTGAAATATTCCGCAGCTTTGAGTGCATCGTTTATTGCATCGTTATCTAATGAAATTATAATATCAGTAACTCTACTCATAAATATTTTTTCCATTAATTGTTTAGATGGAAACTTTCCTAATAATGGTATAGCGTTTCGTTTTATTGTTATAGCATCAAACGCACCTTCGCATAGAATAATTGGTTCATTCCAATTTATTTGAGAATCGAATGCAATTATATTTTTACTAATTGGTGGGTTTTTGTATTTCATTTTTTCATCTGAATAATACGAACGGGATACGAAGTAGTTTAGTTGTCCGCTTGAATCATACGATGGAATTAATATTCGTCTCGAATATAATCCCTCTTTACAGTATCCAATATTATATTTGATGATTTCTTTTATACCAATACCTCGTTGGTTGAGATAGAACATTGCATGCTTATATTCAGGATTAAATCCCTTTGGCTCTTCGGATAGACTAATGAATTCTTTTGGAAGTTGAATGAATACTTTCGTATCGGAATCATCTTTTTGGGTTGACCAAGCGCTATCACCGTATATTTCTCTAATAATGGTTATAGTTTTGGAATCTACATCCAATTTACGAAGTAATGATGTTAATTTTTTTCCACCACTATTACAATTCCAGCAATGCCATTTTTGAGTGTCAATGTTGACTTGCATCTTTGGTTTATGATGATTACAAAATGGACAATGAAACGCCAACTCATTTCCTTTCAATGTGAGATATGTTCCCATTGAATTACTAAGGACATTTGTTACCCTATTCTTATTATTATTACTTACCATACCCCAAATATACGAAAACTATTTGATATTTCCAAATATTTTAGAACCAATCTTGTGGTATTAATTTATCGGCATATATAAATCCATTTTTATTACACCAATCGGCGTATGTGGTTTTTGAAGATTTATTTAATTTATTCCGTGAATTGGTAAATATGAATCGTATATCTAATTCCGGGTGTTGTTCTTTTATTAAAATATGCTTCTTTCTATCGGCTATAACGAATCTACCTTTAGTTTCTATTATAATTCCGTTTGGTAATATGAAATCTGGAGTATATGTATGCTGTGTGGCAGGTATTGTATATATGAGTTTTTCGGATTCATATTTTACATCGATGCCATTACCAGCAATCTGATTCGAAACTATTTCTTCTAATCCCGATTTAAATCCATACTTTGCAGCAACCCATTTGGATTTCATTTGTTTTGTAACCAATTTAGCCATTTAATTTTTATTAGTATAATCTGAATATTTTTTTTCACTCAATATTCCACCTCTTCCAGATTTAAATTTATCGGCAGTTAATACTTGCGCATCTGCTTTTTTCAAATCATTTGTAGTATATGGAGTTTTTGCATTTTCACCAGCTGCATATGATATTTTATCTACACCTAATGATGACTGAGCTGCTTTGTATAATTCTAAAATAGTTGCCATAATGTTTTTTGTTTAATATAAATATAAGTTAAGTATCAAAACGAATAATAAAATTTACAGGTATCTGTGGTTCGGATTTAATTGGCTTTGGTAATTTGGCAACTACCACCAAATCTCCGGCATCATCGTATAGTCCTATGGTTGTAATGTAGGGGGCTAGAAATGAGCCTGTTGAGTCAACTGAGCCACTTAAGTCATAGTGCTCGAATCCCGCATTAATTGCTCCTATTGAGCCGCTATATCTATAATCTAATATATTTCCATTATCCAGTGTTGATAATTTTTTAATATATTTTGTACCAGTTATTGGCGTTGTTTTAAAAATTTTATTATCAGTTGTAGTTATATATTCATCAACTTTTCCAACTTCAACAATTGCTGATGGATTTTGTGATATATTGAATTCATCTTCATTTACAACTATTAAATATTCATTTTCATAAATTGTTTTAGTTGATTTATAATTCAATTTCCATTGCGATTGTAGTATGTTTTCCAATGTTCTGGTAAATACTATTAACCCTTGATTGTAAAATACATTGCCAACTCGTATCCCATTATCATTTTGTAAATTTCCAAATGAATCATCTGTATAAATTTCTTCCGTTTCCAAATTCACATCATCGATAAATACCAATGAACCTCGTTGTATTCCTTCTCCTATATACGTAATTGGAATTGATATTATTTTAGCCGATTCATCCAATAATCTTTCTTTTGATGTGGAATCATCATATACGTTACTCTTATATCCACTTCTCAATATTGGATTATCGCCGGAATCATAATAAAATTGAGCTCGCAATTGACCATAAATGGTATTTTTAGGATATAGTCCAGATAATACAGATGATGATACATTGGCCTCCAACGTATCTATTTCTAATGAAGTATTATCGAAACTCCATTCCTTATAAGCCTTAAACGGCCTAATACTAATATCCGATTTTGGTATCTGTTTTAACATATCATATATAAATATCAAATTAACAAAAAACCCCCATTAAAGGGGGTTATGTATCAATTATAAGTTTTTTTTAAAAATCTAATTTGACCTTTATAGCTATTTCTCTATCGAATGATTTTACAACGGGCTGTGATGTTTTTGCTACTGCTAATAATTCATTTGCATCATCATATAATCCCACCGTTGTGATATACACTTTAGGGTCTCTATTGAATGAACTATTGATGAATTCTCCAGTAGAACCGGTTACAACAAATGTTGGATTATTTGAAAAATTAAATTCTCTATTATTTGCTCTTACAAAGTAATGTGAAGTTGATACATTTTCAGTTCTACGGACTTGGAAATCCGCACCACCTGCTAATGATTTCAACAACATTATTGAACCCGAATTTGCCGTATATGTAGACCCGCTTGATGAATTATTGTGATACACATCGGTCTGCGAACCATATGCTGGTGCTAATTTTACATCAACCGATGCACTCAATGCAGCTGGATTTAATAACACAATACCCATATCTGGATAAAATAATCCCCAACCTTGTCCATTTGATGCGGTTGGCGAATTTATTGTAGAATTCAATGATGAACCAATATTCAATGAACCCGATACTAAATTGTAAACTCTACCGGATGTAGTTACATTTTCATCAGTTCCACCACTATCATCTATTAGTGTAATGGTTCTTAATGAACCTGATAAACTTATTGATATGTTACCCGGGTCTAATCTTTCTTTGTATCTAGCCCTATTTATGTTTATTGCATAAAAGTTTCTCAAATCCAACCCACCCGCAGTAGTTCCATTATATACGCTAAAATACGAATCTCCACTTTCTAGCAATATATTAGCATATTGGCTATACGTTGCTTTGCTTGGTAATGTAGATGTATCAGTTTGTTGTAATGTAGGTGCGCCAAATCCATCCACATCTCCATATGCGATTGAAAATTGAACTTCGGATGCATCATCTGAAATCAACTCATTATATACATCGATGTAGTATTTACCACTTATATCTGCTATTTGGGTAGATGATGTATATGTGGAATTTACGGTTAAAGAGCCGGCGTCACCGCTCCATATCCCCGATGTTACGATTTCTGTTCGATTTGTTACCTTATCAATTGCTCCAAATTTTTTATAAATTCCGTTGGTTACGGTTGTTAAATCGGAACTAATCTGCTCTCCCTCTCCCAAAAATTGATTTAAGATTCTAACTAATTCGTTTGTGTCAACGGGAGTTCCTGCTGTATTAGCGGCTCCTGCTAAATATTGTGATAGATTACTTGCTAAGAGCTGTCCTCTATTATCTCTAATTAATGCCATAGTTTATATTATTGAACGTATGTTATGGTTACTGGAATTGTTTGTGAACCACCTGTTTCGTTACCATATACGGTTATAGTCGTTCTGATAGTCGAAGTTAACGATGGATTTGGTATAAATTTAAAAGTCAATCCTTTTGATACGGCAGCTGTTGCAGATACATCATCTCCAATGAATATTGGAACTGTTCCAACATCTGTGCTAACTCCTTCTCCAACGATATCACCGGCATTTTTATTAGCTAATATGAGTGTATATCCCATCCGTCTGTTTCCAGCTGGGGATGTGGTTGGTGAAAGTGCTACTTCCCCACTTCTCTGATTTACGGATATATTAGGAACACCGAACTCTACGATTGGAATACGAGTTGTGTTTTTTGGCAAAGTTACTAATTTATACTTCATAACCTGTGTTTCATCCGGATTAGCTTCTAATACAGGTATACTTCGTATCGCTGAATCATAGTAAGCTGAACCTAATGGATGTGCTGGCTCATAAAGTGAGTAGTCTATTTCATCATCTGCTAATGCAAATTGTGTGATGTTTAATCCTTGACCTGCTGCGAGTTTTTCTCTACCTTTTTTAGTTAGAATTGCATCAACTGTCAAATCTGTGTTCGATAAGTATCCCATTTTTTTATTATTCTTTGTTTATAAATATAAATATTTTTAAAATCTGTTATTTCTTATAAATATTAAAAATTATTCAACTTCCAATATAGGTTCTGATGCGTTTCTTCCTGCTACATTTACCTTTAATGTATTCGGATTGGATATGAATGATTCAATTGGAGATGAACCGTCCAATGTGGTCGCTGCTGTGTTTTTACATCCTCTAAAAAAACTATTCTGCAGTCCGTTAGTTAAATCATTTGTATATCTATAATGAGTTGGTAGATAACCGGATACCGGTGTTACTTCTACGATATTTCCCACTCCCGCATTTATAACTTTTGAATTGGAATATGGTTGTATATTTAATTTAGTTTCATAATAAATAGAAGATGTGGGTTCGAATCCGCCTCTTGGGTCTCCCATACCATCCACCACAATGTTATATTTGGATGTAGTCTTTATTTTCTCTTCTTTAATTAAATCTATTTTGATTCTCTCTTTTACTCTTCGATTATATGGGTCAAAATATGTTCTAATAGCGTGTCCATTTTCGGCATAAATACCAAATCCAATATTTTCCAATTCGCTTTCACCGATTACTGTGGTAAAATACTCATCATCTGTATCTATTTTAAATAATAATCCAACTTCATCCAATCCCGCATCTATAATAGCTTCCGTTTGATAATACTGCGATGTAAATACAATATCATCAAAATAATTTATATTAGCTGTATTTTGATAATCCTCTGCTGTTATAGTTTCCAGTGATGCGGTATGTATTGTGGCTTGGTATTGGTTAGATTCGGCTACAACTCTCTCATTTAAATCCATATCAATAATCGCATTATACTGATTATTATCGGCTGATGTAAATGTGGTATCTGAATATTTTATGTTTGTTTCATGTTGATATTCATCTCCGGATGGTTTCTTATGCTCTATCTTACTTCTTTCTAAAATATGTGGTTCAATCAGTAATCCAGTGGTAGCTTTGACTCTAGCTGGTAGCATATTCTTAATATCCTCAAACATAGATTTCTCATATAGTTTGATTAAATTTATATACTCATAAATATTTCTACCAGTGAATCTTTGGAAATAATAATTTCGTAATCCATCCAATTTACTATACTTCGATTTGTAATCATCCGATGGGTCTCCGATAAAATTATCTAAATTAACTCCACCTAAAGATTTTGCAATATCAATATTCAATTCTTTCGTCGGAGAAAAACATAATCCAACCCGATTGGAATCATTTGATGATTGTTCGATTACCTTTACAGTCGAACGATGTTTGGATGATAAATCGCCAATCAATGTTTGTGATTCAAATCTAACTTTATCGGTAGAATATCGACTAGAACCGATGTTTGGAATACTTAATATCGCATTTCTATCAATTACTTCAAATTGATATGGATACTCTCCTACAAACGGAAACCCTTCTGCGGTTGCATATAGTAATGGACTTGAATTATTTGAATACATTGGTAAAAATTCCCCACGTTCTAAATCATTTCTAGTATATCCATTTCCAAAGTACGTATTTGCATCTACATTTATAAGTGGAGTTATCTCATGTAAATTTTTAGGATATTCGAAATCTAAACGAAAATACAAATCGCTAGTCGATGCTGAAATACTATTACCATTAATCATTTCTGGAAATGAAGCGTGTTCATAAAATACATCGGTATTCAATACTTCCGACCATAGTCTGAACTCATCTACACTACCACTATAATTTCCACCTAACTTTAATGTATTCCCATTATTCCAATTACTTACCGATGCTGTTATAGTATTTGAATATTCAAATATAGTCTTTTCCTTTTGAACTTGTCTTACATCTAGTTTCAATCCATTCGAGCCGGAACTTACTGCTACACCAAAAAATTTACCATTAAATATTGGTAAAGATGTAGTTGTAATATTCGCAGAACCACTATAATTGAAAATTACTGCACCATACTCACTATCGGTAGAACCACTTAATTTTACATTCCACCCACTTCCACTAATTAAAGTATGCATTGATGGGTATGCTGGTTTAACAAATAATTCAATAGTCTTTGGTTTGTTGCCTTTATCGGTAGTTCTCCAATCCATTGAAACGGATGTAGTATCATTGAAATTTAGAACAGTAGTAATTGTATCATATATCAATTTACTTTTAGGACCGGTTGTAACATCTGGTCCACCAAATTCTAAAATTGAAAGATTGGATGATGGTATCCCATAGCAAGCCAACAATGCGTAAACGCCTCGCCTCGTACCTTTATGTTTTAGTAAATATGGTAAATTATTTGCTATTCTTCTCCAAACTTCCGATGTGCGCGTTTTGGCTGGATTGGCAGTCTTTTGATTTCCATTTGAATCTACTCCAAACGCATATTGCCATAGTTTACTATCAGATTCTAAATTCTTAGCATCCCAATTAAATGATTTCAATACATCAAATAGTATCTTATCGGAAATATCTTTACTACGGTATCCCAATCCTCTACTTTTTTCTATGGATTTTGTATGAAAATATATATTATCAAAATGGTGCCCAATCATTGATATGAATAGTAATAAACTTTCATTTTCATCGTTATTTACAATATATTGTGGGATATTGTTTCTAAGCCAATTGGGATTTTCTATATCATATGATTCTGCCAATTCTATGATATTATTATACCAAGGTAATATGACTGCGGAATTGTTAGATGAAATTCTACCAACTTCATCATACGGCCAAGTTACGGAATTGGTATCATTTGTAGTATATAATGAAGATGATGTGTATAAGAATTTTTCAAATCCATCGAAGCCGGATAATATAGTATTTTTCTTTATTATTTGCTTGTCTACTTCTTGCAACGAAGATATGGATGATGTATATGAACCACTCATCATACCTGTGTAATTCGTAGATGCACTTACAATTAATTCTTCGTATCTCTCTATTAATTGAACTTTATATGCAAAATTTTCAACACGTTCTTTTGCTGAACTAAAATGTGTAAAATTATTCCATAAATATGTAGAACCACTAGCATATTCTATATTCAACTCTTGCATATTAATTATAGAAGAGCTCAAATATGTAGTAACGAGTTGTGCGGATGAAGTTGAACCACTTAAAATCATACTATCCAGAGATTCGAAATTTGTCGAATTTCCAGTTATATAATCTATATCTAAATTGAAATTTGGGCCCTTTATTGGTGGGCAGCTAATTTCGGATTGCTCATTTAATATGATAGTTTCAACTAATGGGTTAGCCATTTATTTTGTAATCCAAAATGTAGAATTAGTTGAAACGTTTGGTGGTAACGCTGTATATAATTTTAATATAATCGCTTTAACTTCATCCTCCGGCTTAACATAAGTATTCCCTAAAACATCGATACTTTTTTTTGATAATGTCCAATCATCATTTTCCCAATTTGAAATTAGAATTTGGTCATTATTATCGAAATTGGCTAAATGAGTTAAATACTTACTTTCTTTTTCAGGTTCAATTATTGTTAATACGTCTACGAATGATTCGAAAATAGCAGTTGTGAATATATCTTCATCCAACTGAAATATCGGTAGCGTTAGACTCGTGCGTATCTCATATGCATTGCCTATTAATTCCTCAGCTCCACTTCGGTTATATGGATTGAATATCAATGTTACATTATCACTACCTGCCCAATTTATATACGTATCTCTTAAAGTTTTTAAATTTATAGAAAAACTTCCGTTTGGTTTTAAATTTTGAAATAATGGCATGTTGCTGCCATCTTTTATTTTCAAATAAACATCTACGGTAGAAGATGCGAATGATGTATATTCGTATTGTAAATCAATATTAAAATCTGAAAATGATGGTATATCGATTGTATCACTATATGATATTTCTGTAATTGATGGAAAATCATTTACAGATACAAATGTGATTAATGCGATAACAGAATCACCTACTCCATATACATTACTTTCCGCAACTAATACTATTTTTTTAGTTCCGTATATTTCCGAAAAATCTTTCTGAAAATATAATGTTGCAACTCCGCTTGATGCAGGAATTACTATCGTTCCCTCTTTACCATCGATATAAACTCTTACCGTATCAGCGTTAGCTGTATTGAATGGTATATTTACTTCTCTTTCTAAATCGGAATCTTTAACTTGTACACTATATTGTGTAGTATTTAAATTAATTATGGGTCTAGCGGCTTGTATCACTTTTTCGAAAAAGACTACAACGGCTATGCCCGATTTAAGTTGTTCGGCCGGTACTGAAAATGCAGAATTCTGCGTATTCCATTTGGTAAAATCAAATCCACTATTCTTATTCTCCGCTAGAAGCTTGGTATTTGATGTTTGATATATATTTAATAAATTATATTCATTTGGTTTATTGATATAATCTATTTTAAAATCTACCCTACCATCTAAATTGTTTCCATTTATTGTTCGAATAACATTACCATCGGCTAATGATACGACTCCACTATCCGAAATTATTCCATCTTTTGCAAATATAGTGTAATTTAATATTACATTATTTGCCAACTCTTCTCTAAAATTTGATGAAAATGCTACTTCATATTCAATTGAGGAATCGATATCGGGTGGGGAATCGATTACAGGAATTGTTGGTAATTTATTGATTAATTCGAATATTAACGTTACCTTTCCCGTATCCAAACGTCTAGTATTACCTTCAACATATGTCCCATCCGATTGTAAATCGTATTCTTGTAAAAGAAATTGCTCGTAAGCATCAATCGAGTTTGATTGGGCTGGGCTAACGGATGAAATTGATAATTGATAATATTTAGTCGCCTTATGTCCGTTTTTAACTACTTCATATCTTTTTGGTGAATTGAATGTAGTGGCAGGCGAGTATCTGATAGTAGTACTTATTCCATATCCCCTTGACTCTCCATTTTCTAAAAATTCCACGTCTCCGTTATCGGATGCCAAATATATTGAAATTTCTTTGTTAGTTATTTCATTTGAATCCGTTGGCGAGATGTATGCAAAGTTATCATTTTCCACTATTACCAAATTTATTATTTATTATAAATATCTTATTGTATATTTTCCCTATCAAATTCTGGTCGCAATTCAGGGTCAAAGCCGGTTTGGCCCCGCCATGGGGTCGTAATATTATCTCCGCTCCGTGCATTTGAATCTATCCACGACTCCATCGACGGTGGGTCTAATATTTCTACTACATTCGGTGGTGCTACTTCTGGGGACTCGATTGGAATTACTCGTACCGGTATTACTCGTACTGGTGTGTTGGTGACGCCAGTTACCGTTAAGTCAACATTTTCTGGGTTATATACATTTCTAACTTTTGTTTCATTTATAGAAATATTACCCACCAAATCTTTTAATTCTTTTTGAAGTTGTGTAATTTCAAATTCTTTTGGTAAAGTTTTTATAGAAATATCTCTTCGTTTTAATGTAGGAGTATGTTTTTCTATACATTTTCGTAAAATACTTTGCATATCCGCCAATAATGATGTAAATTCGTATGCCTCACAATCTTCAAATCTAATTACGGATGGTGTTCCATAATTGGATTGCAATATATCATATTCCCTATTAGTTAACCAATATCTTATGCTAGTTTTGAAATCTAAAAATATTCGTTCGGTAAATCCATCAAAATCCGACAATCCAAAATCTTTACGCAAAACTACCTTAAAATCGTTACCAAACCGATTGAGTAGCAAATTTGTTATAGATGCTAGATATGAGTAATGCAACGAATCCAATGTATTCAATATATGTTCTTTGTAGTATTTAAAATCTTTACTTAAATTGTTTACATTTATAAACTCATCGCTTGTCAATTTACTAATATTAGTATCCGTCGCTTTCAATGGCAATATTCTAATTTCTTCTCGCGATGGAGATATTTCATGTATCCATACTTTTCTAAATTCATTTTCCGAACCAATCTTATTTCTTACAAAATTTATATTAACTTTTAAAATGCCATTGGTAAATCCTAAATCATTTAGGAGTTTTTCAATATCAATCGCCAACTCACGATGTCCTACATTATTTGTGATGTTATATAGATAATTTTTTATATCTCCCGTTTTAATGTATGCAACATTTTTACCACTTTTAATTGGTAATAAATTGCTGTTGACATCGTAGACCGACACTTCCATTACATCGTGCCTACATTCACCAAAATCAGTATTTTCGATTTGACTTTGATTGATTATAAATCTATCATTTTCTTGCAAAAACTGCCCTTGATTTGCTAAATTTGCCTCAATTAATTCGAAGTTTGTATATTTTCTAATACTCATAATTTATTAGTATGAATCTGGATGATATTTACCAAATCCAGTTGCGTAAGTTTTAGTTTTACTAATTCCGTTTTCTCTCGTTATTATTACTTTGAGTTCTCCATCCATATATTCTACACTTTTACTACTCCCTCCGGGCGTTTTATCACGTGAGTCAAACATTAACGTTGCATTATAATTTAATTCAAATTCTATATTCTTACTACTGCCAGGCGATACGGTAAAAGTTCTTTCAGGTATTTTATAAAATGCAGGTCCTGTGGGATTAATTGGATTCTTTGATACTAGTTCTACTTTTATTGGAGTTTTATCATTATTAGTTATTGTGATGGATTGTCCATTTTTCCACATAGAATTTCCCTTTGAACTAAATCTTGCCCAAATTATTGGTTTATTAAAATCTGTTCTTGGTTCGAATTTAACAATTGCCACATCATTAAGTACGTCTGCGCTGGATGCCATAGCTTGCGATTGCGTTCCTTGTACAATCGCTTGTTGCGTTTGAACTGCTCCTAATTGAGATTGCAATCCTTCTATGATTGAATTTAATGAATCAATTTGCTTCATCAATGCCTGTATCTGTGCTTTAAATCCGGTATTTTGCGATTGTAAAGATGCTCTAAGAATTCCCTCTTCTACGGATTTTTGAAGTGCAGATTGTATTTGACTTGTGAAGTCATCAATAGTTTGTGTTAATGTAGTTAGCTGATTTACCAATGCATCGTTTGATTGCTCAATTCCCAACCTATTATTTATTTCAGTTTGAACTTGTGATTCTAAATCATTTATAGTTGTAGTTAGTGTATCAACATCCAAAGTCAAACTTGCAACTTGATTTCTCAAATCTTCGTTTTGAATAACTACCTCATCATATAATGGTTTTGGAACTAATTCTAAATTTGATGTTGGTATATTTGGTTTAAGCTCTTTTACGGTTAAATCGATGGCTTTTACGAGCTCAACCTCATCATACTTCGGCTTAATTAATTCTTTAAAAAGTAAAGATGATGCGATATTATTCTCATCTATTACCGTAACATTGTATTGATTTTTAGCAATAGATTGTGAGCCGGAAATACTTAGTATAGATTCTAAGTCCGTTTTTCGCTTTTCTTCCAATTTTTGTGCTATTGCTTCTAATCCAGTCATTTTATATTATTTCAAAAGTTAATTTATCATCTATAATAGTAGATATCCCATTCTCAACTATTTTAATTTTTAATTTATAAACTCTGTTAATTGGTAATGTATTTAAGCTCATATTAAAATAATTCGATGTAGTATCGCAGCTCAATTTAGTATAATCTCCAAATGGATATATTATTTCTCCCGTTCTATAATCTTCTAATTGATAATAGGCCGAACCATCTGGTAAATATTTTGATTGGTCGTATTCGAATGTTGTCCCAAATGATTTCAATGGATACAAATCTCTACATTTAACTCGTATCTTAACGGTGGAATCCGTTGGGTATTTTGTTTTTAAATTAGTTAAAACTACCTTATATCCTTCTTCCGCTGAACCTGTTGTTGGTAATAAACTACCGGTGACAAATGTACTATCATCCCATACTATTTCTAATTTTGGTTCGTATATTGTATTTGTTTCTTTTGAAAAGAATTTCAATACACCATAATCCAATGTATCTGCTTCATTATTTAATCCATGTCTGATAATAAATCCATTATTTGTAATAGAACCACTTCTCCATAGATTTATAATGTTGGTCACATCCATTCTAATATCCGATTCTTCATAATTATATGATTGAGATGATTGTGATGCAGTGTACCATGTACCACCCTCCGCATTCGCAGAACCAGTCGTTCCTGCTGCAAATATAGCTGAACCCCCTATTGTGTTATCTTGCCAAGTATCAATTCCGTTTCTATATTTCCAGCTCACTCCATCCGATGTTATATTATCAAATTTAGTGCCAGTTCCCATAGACCAACTTTGTGAAACCGCATTAGCGTATATAGTATATTCTAATGGAATTTCTTCGGCATTGGCTGATTTGAGATTTAAATAAATTTTAGAACCACTTGGTATTTCCAATGTATCTATATTGAATTTAATTAAGCTCCTTGCTATGTCTTTTATAGAGCCATAGTATAGTTTGCCGACTTCCAATATCTCATCTCTACCAGCGTTTTGCTCTGGCTGTTGTAAGTAAATACTGGCATCGTATGTGGATGTTATAAATTTGTGCATATTATAATGAGCGTCCTTTTATGTTTTTATTTGGATATTTTACTTCAAAAATACAAGGGTCTAATGACGGATATATAATCTTACCGTTAGTTGCTTCCTCTATATTATATGCATTTGATGAATAGTTTCCATCTCCCCCGCATAGGTTGTATATTTTTACGGATGGTACACTCATAACACCATCTACATTTGCTAATATTAATTCAATTTCAGAAATATTGATTGGTTTATTGAATGTCCAATTATCTATATTGAAATGATTTTGAATTTCAATTAAACAATTTGCAACAACTTCCCGTTTATTATAATTTGAATAGCATACTACTTCAAAATCAACTCCTATATTTACAATAAATCCATCTATAATATTAACGCTATCGGTTAGCATTCTGTATTCCGCTAAATACGTTTTTAGATTTTGCTTAACTGCTTGGTTTATTTGAGTTAATTTTTTATTAACATCATATCCCAATACATACATATTAATTGCAAACGGATTATTTGATGCGGCAATTGATGTAGATTTTTGAGAAAGATATTTAACTAATTGAGTGTGTATCTCCGATTTAGATTTATTTTGCAATCCCTCAACGACTCCAACAAATTCTGCTATATTTTTGGGTGATGCTAATATAGATGCGGGTGAATTATCATCAATCTCTCCATCCGCACTAACATATACTTTTGCAACACTACCATATCTTTCTGGCATAGATAATGCTCTAACTGTATAATCTTGTCTGGTAACTGCTCTGTTTTGTGAGCCAAACATAGCTAATGCGTTTTGACGAATCTCTTCAATCGATTCAACTCCTCTACCACCAACTGCTGATTCTAAATTCTCAACTGCTACTGTTGCCTTTATAGCATTATAATTATTTAACTCGGCATCGCTACTGAATGATAGTAAATCTTCTTCAAATTCCAATCTACTAATTGTCGTTAAATCTCCTTGATTTATATTAGAACTAATTCCACCGCCGACTAAATAAGTTATAAGTAACTGAGTATTAACCGGAACTATTCCAAATGTATTTGTTTTTAAAAAATTAGATGGGTCAATTCCTTGATTCAATCTACTAATAGAATTAGCTAATCCTAATCCTACATTTTTTAAATTTGGCAAAATTACTTCATCATTTAACAATACATCACCACTACCAAATTGTAGTGTCATAGTATCATCCGAATTTATTTTTGTTGAAAATCTGTGTGGAACTTTTTGAACTTCTAAAATATATGGAACGGTAGATGATGACATACTCAATTGCCCAGCATTAGATTCGGTATTGGGTTGTTCTACAAATATACTTTCTTGTCCCAAATATGGAACTTCGTAATATTTTACATTATTATTGATATCTGTGACTGATGTTATTTGGATTATATTAGTATCGCTTAAATTAGCCGTTGGATATTCATCGTATGCACCAAATGAAATTGTAGTCGATAATTCTCTCGCCGATATTGCTTTTACACGTTTAGTGATTAAATATTGCAATGGAGTTCCATTACTATCTCGCTCATATACTTCAACTTCTCTATCAACGGGATTACTAAAATCGACTGTATCAATTGTTCTAAATACAACTTCATTATTAGTTGATGATTGGATTTCCATACCATCTTTTATTTTAAGATAGTATAATTCATTTGGTTCATAGTCGGGTGCACCCTTTGTAGGTATCAATTGATATACATTCAATGTTGTTATGGCAGGTGATGTAACTTTTGGTTTATATCCCATTGATTGTGCCAATGCTAATACGTTTTTACGTTCCGTAGCATGTGCTAACATCGATTCTTTTAACTGTGTGTCTTGATAGAATGCCAAAACATCACCTAATGCAGCCGCTTGTTCGATGAATACCATTCCAGGAGATGATTCATTGAAATCCGAATATGTATTAGGAAAATAAGTTTTAGTATAATCTATAAGATTTTGTTTGAAAGAATCGAAATCCTTTCCCACATAATTTAAAGTTCTATTAGTTCCAAAAGTTTTTTTAATAGGATTTATTGCCATTTTATTTTTCTACATTTATTTGTATCGATTCCAATAACGATGGATTCGATTGTAATGAAAATTTAATATCTAATGCTATACGATTATTATCGATATCATTATCATTATAATCAAATATTATTTCGTTTATACTCAAATATGGCAACCAAATCGAAACTGCACTTAAAATTGAATTTTCAATTGAAGTTTCTATATTATCCATTGGCTCAAATAAAATTTTCCAAATATCACATCCAAATTCAGGTTGCATCAATCTTTCACCCTTTTTGGTTAATATTAAATTTCTTAAATTATCTTTAGCTTGAGATAACGTTGTATAATTTACAGCAAAAATTCCATTTGAATCAGAACTTCTATTGATTCCGATTCCAAGTATTTTATAATTATTTTGCGTTAAATCGGTAACGTTAACCCTGCCAAGTTCTATTGCCATTATTTAAATCCTTTATATTTTGAATAATACATATAAATGTATTAAAATCTGGAAACCAATTCCGAATAGTTTCTAGTAAGAGCTTTAATAGTTGCATCTTGCAATGCATCGCCCGTTGGTTGAAAATTTGGAATATTTGTCGGAACATTTTCGCCTCTATAATCCATAGTTTCCCATCCATCCGAATCTACTTCCATTTGTGGTTGCATCATATCTAATACACTACCAACTGATTGTGCCGATTCTTTTCTTTGGTCGGATGTGAATGGTTGTGTCATATTCAAAATTTCATTTATCATTGGGTCTTTTGCATATTCTCTCGTGATAGGACGGTTAGCCGATACGTTGGGTTGCCTTTTAATCGATTTAGTAGCAACTTCGGATACCCGCTTCAAAGAAGTAGTTGGCGATTTTCTTTGAGAATTTAATGTAATGGCGCCCGATTTTATCAACTTAGCTAATTCTTCTTTAACTTGCTGTTTGACTTCGCCTCTAACGACTTTTTCAATCAAGCCTACAATTGATTTTGAATCCATAATGTTATATATGTTTAGTAATAAATATTGAAATATTAAATTATCCTATGATTTTATATCCATTCCAATTTATTATAGCAGGTGCAGGTGGGGATGGTGGTGGATATTGTGCCATGACCGTCATTACTCCACCTACTCCAAGTAAGTGAGTTTTAGCTAAATTTACAAACGGATTAATCAGTATATTCGTTTGAAAACTAAATTGTAATGTGGGTCGTATGAAATGTATATTAGGTATATTTGGTATTTTACCGGTAATCAACTCCAATGCAGTTGCCATCAATTCCTCTTTTGTTGGAATCTTTTCATCTATCATTTTTTGAAATTCCTCTTTTGTTGGTATTTTTGGTATGTTAATATTTGGTAATTGAATTTCAGGCATTACTCCATTTATAGTATCTTTAAGATATTGTTTTATCTGTTCTTTTGTTGGTTTTGGATTTGGAATATTATTAGAAATTTCTACGACTGTTTGAACATATGATATAATTGGCGCTAATATTATTTCTTCAATTGGAATTATAAGTTGTTCTTTTAATTGTTCCATTGCCTCGTCTAATAATTTAGTAGTTAGCTTTTCAATTATTTTTTTCTTTTTTGGTAATTCTGGAAAAGGAATCTTTATTGATTTTTTAAATTGAGAACCGATTGATGGCTTTTTCTTTTTAGCTTGATTATATTTTTCAACTAATAATTTACCTGCTATAATTGCAGGATGTTTGGATATCTTTTCATCAATTTTTTCTTTTTTTAAAATTTTCTGTATCGTATCGTAAACGTTGATATCACCAACGCCTACTATATTTACTATCTGCTCTTTCAATGTCTCTACTAATATTTTTGTAGCAGCAACTTCGGCCGCATTTAATACTATTGATTTGGCTAATGTTATGGGATTGGGCCCTATGTTCAAAATTGTACTTGGCGCAGGTGGAGTTGACTGCCATCCCAATGGCCTTAATAGTGGGTTTGGTAGTGGTGCCATTTCCGCGCCTAACCAATATGCATCAAATGCAGCCGGACATATTTCTTGAAGTATATTAAAATTCTCACCGTTACTAGCCTGTCCTTTTTTTAACGCCCGTTTTATGACATTAGCCATACCAACCACATTTCCATTGATTACGGGAACACCATATATCATATCACCACCACGTTTCATACATTTATCATATTCGTTTGCATAAAATTCCGCAAACGAATCGGAATCCTTTCCGAATTGGAAAGTTACCATAGATTTTAAAACATTTATTTTAAATATTGTCCAAGACATTACGATTTACTTAAATAATTTTTAGCAGATAATAATGTATTTAATTTACCCTTTATCTTCTTAAATGTTGCGATATTAGCAGGGCCAGCTTGTGTTGGTCCAGCAGAAGTTGCATATACTTGCATAGTTATGGCATCTATTAATTCTCCCATCAATTTTACCAATTCACCACCCAATACCATTTTTTGAACATCCGAACCAGCTCCACCTTCATTTACATTTTTACCTAAATAAATTTTACCATTTTCTGAGTTTAAAAATATTTGATTTGCTCCAGCCGAATGTATTGTTACATTATTATTGGTGTGTAAATATATATCTTCCTCCGCATCTATTGAAAAATTTCCATCTGTAATAACTCCGGTATTTCCTTTTCCAAAAATAATAAATTCATTAGCCTTTGATGATAATACAACTCTATCGGAATTTACAAATAATTGGTCTCCACTTAAATCTTTTGAATTTGGGAATTCTTTAAATGCGATTTTATCCTTTTTAATTTCTTCTTTAAATGGAACTTTTACTTTATTAGATGTAATATAAATGGATGTTCCATCTTTATTGATATCCTCATCTACTAATTCACTAATTTCTTTGGAATCTAATTCGGGATTTTGTTTGTTTCTAATAAATATTGCAGGTGATGAGGTTTTACCATCTTCGGTTAAATGTAATTCGCTGAATCTAATAGTGTTACCAACTCTACCACTTATAATAGTATCACCTTGCTTCGGTTTTAAAAACTTAATTCGTTCATTTATCCTATATTTGATTGTAGAATTATTTGTGTTGGATTGTGTAGTGTTTCCACCTGCACTTACTGTATTACGGAATATTATACCACCCTTATTCTTATCGGATGGAAAAGTTGTATTAGTTGGTTGGTTAGCTGAAAATATCGAGTAGTCTCTTCTGTAATTGGGATATGGAGTTCTCGAATATGGTAGCCAAAATACTTCTCCATTATCAAGTTTTAATATTAATACGGTTTCACCTTCAATTGGCATTGTGAAGTTGTTCTTATCAAATGGATATGCATATAATTTAGTAGTCATATTCTCATGTGAATACTTTATTGCTCCATAAAATCTGGCATCAGACTTTGAAAAATCTTTGTTATCGTTATAAACGGATATTAAATCGGCGTTATCCTTACTATCATATACAGGAAAATCCGAATCTATTGGATAGACTGTAACAACTGTTGCCAAATATGATTGTATATTGCCCATTATAATTTGGATTTAATATCTTCTATTTCTAACTGAATATCATCTATCTTTTCTTCATTTTTTTTATCAATTGAAGAAATTGTATCTTCTAATTCATTGAGTAATTGTGATTTTTCATTATCACTAAGCCACCCATCTTCTCCAATACCTTTAGATTCGGCTGCGGCTAATCTTTGTGCAATAGTTGCGAGTTTAATTAAGTGGTCATCATTCTTAACAGATGTATCAATCAAATCCCTAATAATCGGTGCAAGTATAGTTGCTTCTCCTACATTTTTTATCATTTTTCGAAGTGATTCAATCATCTCCGAAATATTTTTCTTTTTTACTTGCTGGTTATCGTAAATATCTTTGAATAAAGATGATAGATTTTTACCATCAAATAATTTAAATTCTGCGCTCATTTTGAATTAGTTATACTATATGATATAATTATAAATTTATTAAAAATCAATAGTAGTGTTATTTTAAATTTTTATGTCACCCTCTCTATCAAATTCATTATAGAGCTCAAGCTGCCTTTCTTTCATCTTATTGACAACTTTTGTTATATAATGAGTAGAATATCCCGTCATTTCTCTAATAAGTAGATACAATGATTTTTTATTGAAACTTTCTATGTAATTTGCTCTACGGAATAGTTCTAATACAGCATCTGCGATTTGTATATCACGTTTTTTTTGAAAAAAGTTTTCTAAGTGAACATCCCAATATTCTAACATTCTATCATTGAATGATTTATAATCATCGTTACGAGCTTCCTCTTCCCAATTATTTTCCGTATCCCAATTATCGGGTAAAGATGATATTATATCGGTATCTTTATATCGTTTGTAGTTTGAATTGTTATTTAGGATTAGATAGTTTCTTGCTATAATAGTAAAGTATGAAAATGCTTTTCCTTTTCCTTCTTTATACATATGAATCTTTTCAATCATAAATGCGATAACTTCTCGCATTACATCTTTCGGCTCATCATCGAAATATGAAAATTTCCATTTGTTATATACTATTTCAGCTAATTTTTCAAAAGAGTGTTGGATTCTATCTTTATATATTTTATCCTTTATAAGTTGATTATCTGTTTTATTATATTCTATAATCGCATCTTCTGTATCTTTGGTAAAATACATTCGTTTTACTCGCGTTCTTGCCATTTTTATTACTGTTTAAAATTTTCAATGATATTCTTTATTTGTACAAATAGAGAACCCACTTCATCATCCTTCTCAAACATTTGCTTAGAATCTAATACCCGCAATGTCTCCAGTAATGTTATTATATTTTTTTCTTGTTGTTCTATATAATCTTCGGTTTTTTCTAATTTATTTAGAAGATTTATAATTACGTATATTCCAAATGCTACACATATAATTAAAAATATTATTATAATTTCCATATTAAACTACATCGTATCCTTTTAAAAAATATTCATTTGAGTTTTTGTATTTTACTTCAATTAGTTCACCATCCGATGATTTCATTATTATCTTATCATTTCTACCATATTTTTGATTTTTATTAATGGTTTTTGTATAAATTCTATCCTTAATCGTAATACCGTCTAAATGGTCAATTTCATGTTGAACTATAACCGTTTTCATAGTTTCGGTGGATACTTTATCGGATTCCCTATCTTTATCTGGATTTATTTCGAATGTTAATTCACCTAAATTATCAGTCATTACGACAATTTTATTAGAGCGAATGGTTCTAATTGGCTTTTTTATTGTATCTGGAATAGAAAGACATCCTTCATAAAACAAAAACCCATCATTAGAACGTTCCGTTATATATGGATTTAATAAAAATAATTCTTCATCATTGATTTTAATTACACAAGCTCGTTTGGCTACACCTATCTGATTAGCGGATAATCCTAATCCACCCATACCATTTAATGCGGCAAATAGCGTATCTCTAAGTATATCTGATTCAAATTGTGTTAATTCTGATTTGGGTACTTTATTTTTTAGATGCTTTGTAAATTGTGGATTTGGTAATCCATTTGATTGTTTATTTATGATTAATTTCATATTATGTATTATATTTAATAGTTTATACCATATAGGTTTCTTACTTCTAATAACGCAAGCTCTTTTGCTTTACATTCCAACATAATATCAATATCTAACCCATATGTATTTGGTAAATTATTGATATATTTTGAATGAGCTTGTGGTTTTTCTTTTGGATTGTTTTCATGTAATGCTTTTGATTCTGAATAATGTACTTCTTGTGTAATACCTGTTGGCCAAGTTGTTGCTGCTAATTTAAGTGCTTCTTCTTCTGTTAATCCGCCTGTACAAAATTGATGATGATGATAATCAAATACAATTGGAATACCTGTTTGTTCGTGGATATACATTAAATCTTTAACGGAATACATAGATGCCTTATCATCATTTTCAATTGTAAGTCTATTTTGGACTGATTTGGAGAGTCTTTGGAAATTAGTGATAAAT